TGCGCACTCGCTCAGGCCTCGGTGACCGCGCCGGTCGGCTTCAGCGTTGCCTTGTACTTCGTCGACTCCTTGACCTTCGCAACCCGCTCGTATCCGGAGATGATGGCCTCGACGCTGGAGGTCTTCGTCCCGCCCCACGTGATCTTGAGCGTCCGGGTCGCGCCCAGGCCGCCGCCGAAAATGACGTCCGGGCCGGTCGTCGCGGTGTCGTCATAAAAGCCCGACAGCTCGACGTCATCAGACATCGTGACGCCCGATGCGAGCGACGTCTCCCACGCCGCGCCGAACACCGTCGACTCCTCGATCACGTGCTCCAACTTGAACTCGTTGATCTCGGTGATGTGCGCGGACATATCGACCAGCGTGCCGCCGGAGTTATCGACCTCGATCTTCAGGTCGTCGCTACCGTACTTCGCCATCTCTGGACCCTCCTCCTCGCCGCCGGCCTACAGCCGCGCGACACCGACGGTAAATGTGATACTCGCGCCCGCGCCGGGCGTGCCGGTGAAATCCCACGCCACCGCCAGGTACCGATTGACCGTGCCAGCGACCACCACCCGCTCGGCGACCGCGGCGGCCGTGACGGCAGTAAACGACCCGAGGTTGACGAAGGTTGTGTTATCGGCCGAGTCCATGACCTCGATCGCGACGCCCGTCGCGCCGTCCAGCGTCAGCGCGGTCACCGACAGATAGAGCGCCGCGCCGTCCGCGCTGGATGCTCCGCCATCGACCGACGCGGCCGTCGTATCACCGTCGGCAGTCCGTGCCACCAGCGCATGCACGATCGCGCCCTCATCGGCCGCGCCGCTTGCGTGGTACTCCGCCTTGGCCTTGTGCAGCTCGCCGACCTTGACCACCCGCTCATAGCTCTCGACCAGCGGACCGGCGGCGCCGACGAACGGCGCGGCGGCGACGTTGCCGGCGTAGCCCAGCATGATGATCGATGGGGATCCGAGACGCGCGCTCAGGACATCGTGGATCGCGCCCGTCGCGTCGTCGAAGAACCCCTCCTGGCTCATCTCGAACTTCATCAGCCCCGTCGCCGCGTTCTGCTCGTAGACGTCACCGAGGACGGTCGTCTCCTCAAGGCGCGCCTCGCGGGTGTCCGTGATCGTCGTCAGATAGCCGCGGACATCCTGCCCGTTGATCAGGACGTAGGCGACATCGGCGCTACCGTGGGTCCCCATCTGGCTCCCCCTCCTCGTTCCGCGATCGTCGCGTCGCCGCCGCCGGCTCGATAATCTCCTGCTGCGTCAGCCAGACGATGGATGATGCCGGCAGATCGGCAACGATCTCACCGATCGCCGCGCGCCGGATGTGGACCGGCCGGCCGTCCATCTTTGCCGGCGTATACATCAGCGAGCGCAGCACCCGGTAGCGCGGCTTAGCGGCCATCGACGGACACCGCCTCTCCGCTGCCCGGCTCCGGGTCGTCGTGCACGTGGCCACAGACGCCGCATGTCCAGTGCTCGCCCGACTGACCGAAGGCCGCGCGCTGTCGGCGCTGGTTTCGTGGGTGGTCGCAGGCCGGCGGCGCGCTCGCCTTCGGCGCTGGCACCTCCTGAGCACCGAGCTGGAAGAGCAGCGAGTCGACCATCTCGCGGATAGCCAGCGCGGTATGGACGATCCCGCGTGGGTCAGACATAGACGATCACCACCTCTACGATGCGTGCCCAGAGTGAGTCAGTCGGCGTCTCGCGGCCGCGCACGTCCTGGATCGCCAGCGCGACCGTCCGCTGCGCCGTGCCGTGGAAGGCCAGCAGCGCCGCGACGACCTGCTGTGTCAGCGCGACGACGGCCGCCTGCGTCTCGGCCCAGATGTCGATCTGCCAGCGATCGCGCCAGCAGCCGACGGTCCGGTCGATCGCGTGCTCCGGCGTCCGCGCGATCAGCTCATACGTCAGCGCTGGCCAGGTGACATCCTGCGGCCAGCGCCCCGGATAGACGCGACTGCCGGCGAGCGCGGTGCCTTCCAGCGCGGTGACGAGGTCGGTTTCGATGTCTGCCATCCGCCTACCTCCCCGACGACGCCACGAGATCGCGGACCGCGCCGGCGATCTCGCGCATCGCGGCCGATCGCTCGCTCTCGAAGGCCGGCCGCATGTACGGCTGCGCCGGGATATGCACCGGCCCGCGTGTGTAGATCACATCGCCGCCGACCTCGAAGCGGAGATAGGTCGCGTTCACCGGCGCGATGTCGCCGCCCTCCTCCTGGATCCGTGCATAGACGAGGTCGGTGCCGATGACCACCTGACGCGGGCTGCGCTCCAGCACGTGGATGCTGCGAGCGAGAGTCCCCGTGAGTTTCGGCGCGTTCGTCTTCGCGGCGTTCATGATCGGCAGCGCACCGGCCAGGAGCGCGGCTTCCATCTGGTGTCCCTGGAGCTTGCCGACGACCGCACGCAGCGCCGCCTGGACCTCCTCCTCACCGGTGACGTCGATCTCGATCACTCGGCTACCCTCCCGCCTGGACGGTCTGGCAGTGGAGATTCGTCCAGCCGCCGTGCGGTCCGCTATCGACGGCCTGGATATCCCAGACCCGGCCGTCGTCGCCGACCGCACGCTGCCCGGCCTCAATCGGCCAGACGCCGGCGACGAGGATCAGCGTGCTCGTGACCGACCAGGTGCCATCGGACGATGACGGCTCGCTGCCACCGGCCGGCGCGATCGCCGCCGGCAGCGCGATCATTCCAGTCACGTTCGCCCAGGTCGGACGCGGATCGCCGTAGCTATCCCGCGTCCGTGTCGCCGCCTGGATGGTCACCGTCTGCGGATAGTGGCCCGCGCCGACCAGGTCGGCGGCGAGCCGTGGCGACACGATCGACCGGATACCCATCTAGATCACCCCGCGTCGCGACTGCGAGATAAGCCGCTCGCGATAGGCGAACGGGTCCGAGACGCCGACGGTCTCGGCGCTATCCCAGAGCGCATCATCGGCGTCTCCATCACCCAACTCCGCCGCCTGGCGCCGCAGGACCGCCGCCTGCTCACGGAGCGCGCCCGCGACGGCCGCGCCGTTGGTCGCTACGCCGTTCTGCGTGATGACCTTCAGGATCATCGCCTGCGTAGCAGCCATCGTGTCCAACGCCAGCGCCGCCGCCAGGAGCACGTCGCCGCCGTACATGCCGAGGAATGCGTCGATCTCGTCGTCCTGGAAGAGCGCGTCGGCCGTGACCGTGTCGCCACACAACAGTCGGACCTGCCCTGCGTCGGTGGTGACGTCATAGGTCGCCGGCATGCTGGGCTACTCCTTCGTCGTGGGGCGCTTGCGCGCCGGCTTCGTCTCCGGCGCCAGCCGCTCCGCCAGCCCGTCGATCGCCGCCCGAAGCGCGACCGTCTCGGCCAGCAGCGCGGCCAGGTAGTCGTCGGTGACGGTGACGGGCGCCGGCAGTCCCAGGCGCCGCGTCACCTCACGCGCGTCCGTCATCCGGCTACGAGCCGGACCCGTTGCTGGACACTGCCATCTTCGGGTTGGCGCGCGCGCCGCCGAAGGCGTGGCGGACCTTGTAGTCCACCGTGTCCGTGGCGAAGTCGCCGTCGAGCGGGTTCAGCCCGGCCCCGCCGACGCGGCGCTGGTTCGACTCCTTGATGAACACCTCCGGCGCGTCGTGACCGCGCAACCGCGCGCCGATCAGCGCCGGGTTGCCGTTCGACGGCGAGGCGAACAGGAACCACGACGTCGAGCCGTTCGCCGAGGTGGCGATAGCCGGGATGTACGGATCGACCGACACGCGCACGCGCTGGCGGATCCAGTTGGCCGTCTTGATCTGCTGCTGCGCCGTGCCGGCGGTCGCGTTCGGGTCGATGATCAGCTCGGTCGCGTTGACGATCGACAGCGCGGTCATCTCCAGCGCCGGCGGCACCACGAGTTCGACCGCCTCGATCAGGATCGGCTCGCCGTCGGCGTCGGTCTGCGCGGCCAGCTTGCCGAACGCGGTCTGCAGGCCGGCGATCGACAGTGCCGGGTTGCCGGTGACGATGTTGGCGTTGCCGGCGGTGAACATCGACGCGTGCGGCCCGGAACCATCGACGTAGAGCGCCGACATGACGCGCTGCTCGGTGCGCCGCGCCGCCCGGCCCAGCCGCGCCGGCAGCGTGGCGAACGAGTCCAGGTCGTCGTTGATCATCGTCTCCCACGAGAACTGGAGCGCCCGGCCGTATTTACCGACCGTCAGCTGGTAGCGCGTCTCGGTCAGGCTAGCCATCGGGTACTCGGTGCGCTCCGGCACCGCCGTCAGGACCGACTCGGCGCCGTCCAGCCTGAACACGTTGACGGTGCGGAAGTCCCTGACCGTCCGTGCCTGGGCGAAGTTTTCCCAGACCGGCGTGTACTCGCGGTACGACGCCAGGACGGCGCGGTCCATGATGTCGCCGAACAGCAATGGGAAATCGCTGGTCGTCATGGCCTCACGCAGGAGGTAGTCCGGGCGCCGCCCGGCCATGACGTCGCCCAGCAGCCCGGCGGCCTCGGCGAGCCGCCGCTGGTACTCCACCGACTCGCGCATCGCGCCGTGGCGGACGCCGACGCCGGCGTCGCCGAACAGCGTCGAGACCGACGCCTGGTCGGCGCGGACCGATTCCAGCAGATCGAGAAACTCAGCCATCGTATTCCCCCTCCGGCGCCCCCGCGCCTCCCCGTGCCGGCTAGTAACCGAGCTTGACCGCGATCGTCGCGGTTGCGGCCGACGTGACCGCCCCCAGCGCGTAGCCGAAGCGAACGCCGGTGTTTTTCTTGCTCAGCTTCGGCGTGTCGGCCGTGACGTAGTAGATGATGTCGCCGACCGCGACCGCGCTGTTGCCGGACTGGTCGACGCCCTTGACCGACAGGTCATAGACGCCGCCGGTATCGACGGACGTCGCAGTCGCCGCGTTGCCGCCGGCGCCCTCGTTCACCTGGGCGACGCCCGGGATCTGCCCGACCAGCACCGGATCGCCGCTGGCCGGCGTCGCCGGATCAGTGGCCGCCAGCGACAGGAATCGGCCCTCGCCGTACTTCTGGTTTCGCGCCATGCTCGTACTCCCCTATCCCCAGCCCCGCGGCGTCCTAGCGCCCGCGGACGGCGATCTCGCGCCCGGCCTGCGACAGCCCGAACACGCCCATCACGTTGCCCAGCGCCGCCTCGAGCTGCGCGCTGGCGTCCGCCCCGCCGGACGGACCCATGCCGGTGACGCCCGTCCCGGCCTCGGTCATCCCGGCCAGGTCGGCGCGCCACGTCGCGACCGCGGCATCGATCGCCGCGTCCAGCGCCGCCGCGTCGAGCTGGCCCGCGTCCGTCACCGGCGCGATATCGGCCAACCCCTCGGTGATGCGCCGCGTCGCGAACGCCGGCAGCTCGACAGCGGCCAGCCGCTCGGCCACACGCGCGCGCGCCGCGCCGGCCATCTGTGCGGCCACGAGCCGCTCGTTCTCGGCCTCCAGCTCCGCGATCCGCGCGGTTGCCTCGGTCAGATCGTCCATGTCGTCCCCCTCTGATCCCCGCGTCTCGGCCGGCGACACAATGGCCGGCTCGTCCGTCCTGGCGGCACGCGCGGCGCGCGCCGACTCCAGCATCGTCACGACCTGACCGCCGGCGCCGGCGCGCGTGACCCAATCGACCGATTCGGCGCCGACCAGCCGATCGACTAGCCGGCCCTTCCGGCCCTCCGCCTCGCCCTCGGTAACCGCCCCGGACGCCCGGATCGATACGCCGATGTGCGGCGCGATCTCGCCGATCACGTCGCGGTACGGCGCGAACACCTCGGCGTCCGCGTAGAGGCCCGGCCCGGCTGGCCCGTTCGCGTCCCAGCGCGCGTCGCTGACCAGACGCCCGGCCAGATCACGCACTGACCGTTCCGGCCGGTCGTCGGCCTCGGAGACGGACGGGTGATCGAGATACATGTGTAAACCTGCTGTGAAGACACGAGGCCCGTCGCGTTCGAGCATCGCCGGCGCGTAGTAGCCCGACGACCCCCAGCCCGGCGCGATGATCCGGATAGGCACAGTGCCATCGTCGCGGAGCGCCGCTTCCGCCAACGCGACCAGGTCTGACCGCAGTGATTGCGCCTCCGACGTGGGCGACACCCGCACGTACTCAGTGCGCTGCATCACCTCGACGGGATCGCCGAAACTCACGGCGCCGGCGTCCGTGAGCGCGTAGTCGCGCTGGAAGAGCGTCGCGCCCGCCGGCGTCTCGTAGCGATAGACGACCGACGCGTCGAACACGTCCTGCACCCAGAGCCAGTAGCCGTCGCCCGGCACCGGATGGACGGAGCGCAGCGCCAGCGCCAGCGCGCGTTCGGTGTCGCCGTGGCTGAGCGCCTCGCGGACCGACTCCGCCGTGTCGCCCTCGTCCTGCGGCGTCGCGCCCAGCGCCCGCGATAGCAGTGCGCCGAGTGCCCGCCAGGCGGTGACGATGGCGCCGGCATTCGCAGCCGACAGGACCCGCCCTGCCTCGTCTACTCGATCATCCACGCAGCCCCCTGTAGATATATGCCTGCTAGATGCCATAACGATATCGTGACCAGCATAGTGGCCCGATTAGAATCGCGTCAACTACCCCGGCGCGCGTCGATACTGCAGCGTGCACCGGCATGCTGGGTGCGCCAACGGTCGATCGTCGCCCGATGGGAAGGTCGCCGTCGCCGGGATCCAGCCGGCGGCCTCGTTGTCTGCGCAGGCATCGCTGACTAGATCGTCGCCGACAGTCAGCCATGCCTTCTCCATCGTCAGCCCGGCGGACTCCATCTGGCGGATCGCGCCGGATGTGCCGGCCTCATACGCGTTGCCCACCTCGGTCACGGCGACCAGCTCGGCGCGGTCTCGGATGTGGTGCTGCGGCTTCGGCTCGGTGAAGCCTGCGTACGTCTCACGGATGGCCCCGGCCAGCCGCTGATAGCTCCAGCCGTCGGCGGTCGCCTCGCTGACCAGCCGGCGGATACCCTGGCGCGTCCCGTCGTTGATCTGCGTCACGCGCGTCGCGGCGTAGTCGTCTGCGTAGCCGACCGCGGCCGGGTTGTCCAGCGTGAACGTGCCGCTGATCCCCATCTGCGCCGCGACTTGGCCGGCGCCAGTGTCTAGCGCGAGCTGCACGTAGTGCCGCATCGATCCGACCATCCTGGCCGTCGTCGTGGCGAGCGCGGCGTCGGCGAGACGGTCCCAGGACGCCGGCGGCTCAGCCTCGACGAGACGAGCCGCCGGCGTGCGGACGGCTCGTTCATCGGTCTGCTGGGCGAATTCACTGGCGATTGTCGCCAGCGCGGCCAGCACCGCGCGAGACTGCGCTCGCCAGGCGGACCGCAGCTCGCCCGCCAGCGCGCGCTGCAACGGTGCCGTCGCCCGCTCCCGATCGCGTCGTGCGGCAGCCTCGAGGACGCGATCGAGCGCCTGCGCCAGCATGGTCATATCTCGGTCATGGGCGATCGGGATCAGCGCCACCGCATACTCCCTGCATGGCTGATATGCCGCTGCCGGCAATACCGGCAGCGGTACGCGATGATGTCCTCGTGGGTCCGGCGACGAGCTCGCGCCGCCAGCGGCTCATGATCGACCTGCGATCGTCGCTAGCACCTCGCGCATATCCCTCACCGCAGCGATGAACTGCGCGTCCATGTCAGCCGGCGCTGCTGGCTGACTTAGCGTGGCGTCCGGCGCGTCCGGCGGGTAGAGCGTGTCGAGCACGGCGTCGATGTCGTCCACATCCAGCGCTGCCAGCACCAGCCGCGCGACGGTCCGCTCCGCGCTCGGTGGAAGCAGCCGAGCGCCGATGCCGATCGCCTCGACGCGCGCCTTGACGTCGCGCTCGAGGATGTCCGGGAACGTGATAATCGGCGTGCGATCGATCGGCGCACCGTCACGGTCCGGATCCGGATGCATGACGACCACCGGCGAGCCGGACGCGCCCCCGATCGCGCGCCCGATGGCACGGAGTGCTCCGCGTGGCGCGATCACCGCCTGATCGATCGCGTAGTTCAGCAGATCGGCGATCGTGTCGCGCCAGTACGACTGACGCGCCGCCATCTTCAGCTCGGTCGGCCGATCGAGGGTCCTAGAGGTTGCCAAGTTGCCAACATCGGCGTTCCCGAACAATATCGTTTCCGGCACACCAATGCCGGCGGCGACCATCAGCCCGAGTCGGCGCGCGTCGTCCGGGTGTGGCGCGGCGCCACCCATCCGAACCAGGTCATAGTCCGCGCCCCCCTGGGCGCCGACGAACGTCGAGCCGGTGATCGGTGGCGGGTTCGTCTCGGGCCCAGGAGCTCCGACGGCCGATGCCAGGCGCGCCTTCGTCGCCGCGACGCCCTTCCGTCCGCCCGCGGTCGTGATGCGCGTCGCGAACGCGGCCTGCGCCCGGCGGATCGTCGCGAAGCGCTCGAGGTCGGTGCGCACAGCCACCGCCCAGTCGAGCGCGCTATACGTCTCCGGCACGCCGAAGCGCATCCGGCCAATGCCGCCCACATGGCGGTGCATCACCGACGCAGACCACTGCACCGGCACGCCGCCGATCGTGTCCGGCCGCTGCGTCTGCGGTGGCTGATAGCGCCAGTCCGGGTAGAGCGCCTCGCGCCGTGCCGGCGCCGCGCCAGTAGCCCCTCGGCGCTGCTCCTCCCAGACTCGTCGGTAGAACCACGGCGTCCTGATGTCGTCCGGGTCCGTGATGATGTCGCGGACCTCCTCGACGGCGATCGACCGCATGCGCACCCGCCCGGTCACCGCGTCGGTGAAGAGCACCAGGAACACGTTCCCCGTCGCGCTCAGCTCGATATCGGCGCGCTGCAGCGACGCGTCACTGGTCAGCTCAGCACGGTTGCCGGGGTCCTCCCAGAACGCACGGACGACGTCGTTGACCGCCGGATGGACGGCCGCGATATCGACGCCCAGCCCGGCGACGTAGTGGGACTGGACCTCGAGTGCGTGATTGATCAGCGGGTTCGCCAGGTAGGCGTAGCGGCTGCGCCGGATGATCGTGTCCAGCGCGTCGCGGCTGAACTCGCCGTCGAACGAGCCGCCGAGCTGCTGCCAGCCGTCGGCGTCCAGCGCCATTTCCAGCTCGGCCAGCCGTTCCTCGACCATCTCCAGATCCCACGCCTGGCGCTGCGCCAGCTCCGCCAGCGCCGCCGGCTCCATCGCGGCGTAGCCGTTGCCGTTCGTCGTGACCATCCCCGTCCCTCGTCCCGTTAGTAGCGCGGCCCGATCGTGACCATCTCGTCATCGGCCAGCGTCAGGATCCCGTCGTAGGCCGGCGGCGCCGTATAGAGCGACACGGCCAGCGCCAGCGCCATGGCCGCGTCGTCGTGTAGTCCGGATGGTGCGCCGTAGCGTATGCCGGTGCGCGTGTGGACGTACTCCATCGCCCGCAACTCGTCAGCGATCACACCCTCCGGTATACCGACCTCGCCGCGCTGGATCGTGACCGCTAGCCCCTCCATCAACTGTTGCTTGGATCTCGCCGAGAAGACGAACGGCGCGACGTTGCCGCCGGCAGCCGCGATCTGCTCAAAGACCGGATCGCCCAATCCTGTCGAGTCGACCAGCGCCGGCGTCGCGCCCGTCGTCGTGCGGATGCGCGCGATCGTCGCGGCCCAGTACGCGCCGGCCATGCCGGGTAGCAGCGCGCCCTCGTTCCAGCGTTCGGCCCAGGCGACGTTGCCGTCGGAGTCTAGCCCGACGCCGACCGTCCAGTCCTGGGCGCGCGCCAGGTCCCAGCCTGCCGCGACCGCCGGCGCGCCACTGGGCGCGCCGATCAGACACGCCTCGATCGCGGCCAGGCCGAACGGGTTGCTGCCATCGTCAGACGGTTCGGCCAGGTACAGCTCGCGCCAGACGTGATCCGGGAGCGCATCGCGCGCGTCCTCAATCTCCGCAGCGCTCAGTACCCCGCCGGCCACCGCATCCCATGCCGTCAATCGCGCGTAGTGCATGTGCGGATGGCCAGCCTCCGCGCGGCGCGCCAGTCGGTAGGCCCAGTTCTTCCGGCCTTTCACGTTGCCGATGATACGTAGCGGCCCGCGGGTGGCCGTCAGTGTCGACCGGACGGCGTGCCAGGAATCTTCTTTGACGCGGCTGGCCTCGTCGATCACTGCCCCGTACACGTCCTCGCCGTAGAGGCTGTCCGGATTCTCGGCGCCCTTGAACCAGAGGATGGCGCCATTGGCCAGCGTGACCGTTAGCTCGGACTCGTTGGACGTGTAGAGCTGGCGCGGCAGTCCGCGCTTGAGCCGCCGGTACGCTATCTTCGCCTGCGTATAGATCGGCGCGACCCACCAGTACGACCGGCCTGGCCGGCCGGTCAGCGCGGCCAGCTCCACGATCCATGCCAAGCAGCCGACCGTCTTGCCGGCCTTCGTGCTGGCCTCGATCACGCCATAGCGCGCCGGGTGGAAGATCGCCGCGCCCTGCGCCGGGTAGAGCCAAGGGCGGCGGTACTGGATCGACTGCGGCGCGCTAGCTGTCGCCGTCATCGTCGGTCCGATCACCCAGCGCCAGTGTGAAGACCACTGGCGCTCCGGCCGTCGTGATGTCTACGTCGGCGCGGGGTGTCCAGCCGCGATCGCGGCCGAGCGTCGTCAACACGAACTTCGCCGCGTCCCACTCTCCCGCGTTTAGCCGACGAACCAGCACCGATTCAGCCATATCAACGATCCCCGCCCGCGCCTCGGTGTAGGCAGCTGCGACCGTGGGATATCTCGCGATATATCGGTCGATGGTCGAAACGTTGCAGCCGAGCCGGCGCGCGGCAGCCGTCTTGATGCCAGCCGTCTCGCGGATGGCCGATGCCATATCGGCGGTAGTCCATGCCGCCTTACCAGCCATCTACCACCACCGCACCATCTGCATTTTGGAGCGCGACGGTCGGAGTCGAACCGCCCTCTCCCGCATGGATAGCGGGCGCATCGGCCACGATGCTTGTCGCGCGT